TGCCCGCCCTCTAACAGCATTCTGCCCAGTGCCCATAGCCAATTGCGCGTCTCTGAATTCCATTGCATCTTTGGGCAGCTCTGTCATCCCGTACCCTAGAGCCTTCATGCCCATGCCGCTGAACGCACCAGCTATGTCCATACCTAGCTTCATGTCGTCCACCATAGATGGTCCTGCCAGGATCTTGCCAATGCCTTTGAAGTCACCTGTAGCAAATGCAGCCATCAAAGACAGCCACCTGGTAGTTGTTGCAGTAATTGCCACAAGCATTCCCAAGACCGGGCCCAGCCCCATCAATAGCATGCCTCCGAACATCAATGCAGAGTCGACTAGCATATCGAATGCGTTCTTTATCATCAGTACCGATGAGTAGAACTGATTCATTTGGGTCATCATCCTGGGCACGTCACCTGTAGTAGCGTCGACCCAGTCAGCAAATCCCTCAGAAACCTTTGCGACCAAATCCAGGATGCGGAGTAGAGCATTAGCGAACCCGTGCCCTGCTTCAGCAGCGTTGTCCATTGAGTCAGATCCCGTCTCCGGGATTAGGTTCAAAGCCACAAGTACTTGCTGCACAGCAGTGCCTACACGAAGCATGGCTTCACTGAGCCTGACCCACACGTTGGAGAATCGCTCCCCGAGTCCTCCAGCTTTGGACCACCCCATGGTGAACGTGCCCATGAACGTCTTGTACGCCTCATGGGCTCGCGCAATCCACTGGACCATATTGCTGAATGTGTTTAGCAAACCTTGGTCTTCTAGATCCTTGAAGGTGTCTTCCTCAATGGCTGACCAGCCATCACCAAACTTATCAAGATTCTCAATTACCTCCATGAGAGCAGAACCAAGAACAAACAGGTTCTGTATTGTGGTTCTGATTCCCCCAAAGTCGGAGGTCCACACAGCGTAGAAAGCGGCGCCAGCAGCAGTGGCTACAGCAAGTATGGGGACTAGGACTTGAAACCCTATTACAACAGTTCCTATTGCTATGGCTAGGGCCGGGAGGATAACATCAGACAGAAGCATGATCAGAGCAGCGAACGCTCCGAGTGACCCCACCAAAGCTATGACAGCTCCGACGAACGTAAGCACAACTCCTGCGACGCCAGTAAGAGCGACAGCAAGCTTTGTTAGGATCGGGAACTCAGCAATGAATTGGAACAGACCACCTAAGGCTGCAGCCAGTTGCTTCGTGATTCCCACCATTATCCTGAACGCAGGAATGATGGCTCCTTGAATTGACTTAGCAAACTTCGGGTCGTCGAACGTCTGAAATAGAAGCTGCTGAATCTCATACAGAGAACTGACCAACTGATCGAACATGCCTCCAGTACCGGGCATGCCACCTATCAGCTTTGCAAAGTATCGAGGGAGGTCCGCAAACTTCTCCTTGATACCTTCCCATGTACGGGCTGCGATGAGACCTGAGCCAAACAAACCCTTGGTACCCATATACTTGAGGAAGCCCTCGACTGCTGCCTTCGGATCCCACCCGCCGCCTTTCTTTGCTTCCTTGCTGATGGCGTCGCGTGCCTCGAATGTCAGACGTCCTCGAATCTTCTGTGACAGACCTGTCTTTAGGTAATCAGAGAATAGATATTGGAACATACTGAATCGAGACCCGGTCTCGCCCATAGCCGCAGCCAAGTCGACCACGGAGGAGGCCAAGGTCACTTGCTTCTCTGCCTCACTGGTAAGCCCCTCAGCAAGTTTCAAGGACTCCTTATTGACTGCCCCTTTTTGGGAGAGACTTGCATACGTGCCAATAACAGTAGTCGCATTGAGACCAGCTTCTGCCAAGTTCGCAGTGAGGTTCGTGAGGTCCCTCATGGTGCCAGGAAGCTGGAATGCAATATCCAACACCTTCTCAGCTGTGACTCGGGCTTCCTTCTGAGAGGTGTTAGACAAAGCCGCGATACGGGTGATGGACAATTCCACTTCACCCATTTCTTCGAGCATCAGTGTGGCTGCGTTCTGGAAGCCCTCCATGATGCCAACACCAATGTCCATGAGCCCGGTCCCTACGTTTGCCATACCTTGGAACGCGTACTGAAAGGACAACGCAGCACGCGCCATTTGGAGCATACGAAGCTCAGAGGAATGGGTTTTGTCCGAAAACAAACCCATCACTTGCGAAGACTTGCCAGTGGCTGACCCGACCATGCCAGCCTGTGCAGCCATCATGTTCAGCCCCTGCCCTATGGCTCGAAGCTGGGCCTGCCCAGGTCCAGTCACAGAGAAGATGATGGGAAGGTCGAGTGAGTCCATGGCTGTCTCCTAGAACTTGTACTTAGACGGGTCGCCCCAAATGAATCTGATGTCGTCGCCCGTTAGCTGGATAGGTGAGTCGTCCTTGTTGCGCATCTTACTTCGTTTGTATTCCTGGATCTTGGTCTTCCATCTAAGCGCCCTGCGCCTACGACCGTATGGTAGCCTCCGTGTCACTTCCATAGGTTGGTTCCATATATCCAAGTGCGCTAAAAGGTCCGACTCCAGTGTAATCAGATTTCCGATGGGAAGAAAAAAGACGGTTTGCCTGGGTCGAGCCGCAGCGTGAACTGCGTGTGGCACATGGCGTGAGGACACGTGATCTTGTGGTCCTGCTCAATGCCGCCCTCGACCTTCGACATAGCGTTACGAATGGTCGTGCGATCACGAATACCCATACGTCGAATAGTCTCTTGAATCTCAACAGGGCTAGTCAGATCGTTCAGCTGCACGCACCTCAAGAACAATAGAGCTGTCCTCATATCTTCCTGATGGTTGCGCTGAATGCTGTGAATCTTGTCTTCATCCCTGCCCGTGAACATCCTCCAGGAGAACGTGTTACCGGAGGGCAGCTCCAGGGGGTGCACAGCCTTTCGAGCCGCCTCCTGGTCTGCCTCGGTGATAGTCAACGTAGACAAATCCACACTGATGTTTGGAATCTCCTGTTTGCACGCGGGGCAATTCTCCGTGAAAGAGAAGTCATCTCCTAATGAGAGCCTTCTCAATTGCACAACAGAGTAGGACCGGTCAGCTAGGTATGCATTCCACCAGCACTCCTCGAAGAACTTCGGGGAGGTGAATCGGTCCATTCCCTCGGGCCTCACAGAATTGCCAATGCGGATAGTGCAGCGGGATAGAATCTCCGTAATCCGGGCAGACCCAGATTTCGCGGGTAGCCCACTGCCATCCGCCGCCATACGAGTGTCAGCCAGAATGTCTTCTTCAATGCCTGTGATTTCGTCCAGCTCTACTTCTCGGGTCCAATTACCCGAAGTGTCTTTGATCGCGCAGGGTAGCTGAATAACGGACGCCATTTATCTTTCTCCTAGTCGACGCAAATTGTGTCTTACATGAATCGTGTCTGAGTGAAGCCTTCGTGAGTGAGCACAAGCTCTTCGATGCTGTTCTCAGACGAGTTGCCGTTCATATCCGACATGGGCTTGTAGGTACGGGGCCACGCCTCTTTGATGTACCAATCAACAACAGCCTCATTCCTGTTGTTGTATTGACGAATGACCAGCTCCTTTCGAAGAACAAGATCAGTACCGCCCAAGCCGAGGGTCACTCGGTTGACACTCTGGCACCAAATGATGAACTCCGAGTCCCGTGATTTCCCAGAGAAGAATTGCCCACGCCGCAGCGTAATGTCACCGAACTTCTGCAGCCCTGGAGACTTCTGCGGAGTGTCCAGCATGCCGCCCTCGCGGTACTCAACGACATCGTTCTCCACGTTCAAGCCGAGGCACTCACTGAACCCAGCACCTTGGTCCCAGCCAGGAACCAGGACTCGGTATCGGAACACCTTGATAGGATCTTCGTACGTAATGCGAGCCATAGTGAACTCCTTCTATCAGACAGTTGCCGTCATCTCAGACGAGAGTGCCCGCAAGTCTTGCTCGATGGTGCCCTCGACAAATTCAGCCGCTTGATTCGCAGCAAGGCCAAGCGTGAATCTGATCTTACGCGCCTTGATCACCGAGGCAGTGTTGAGGTTCCTATCGCAGAGGAAGTACCAGCCTTCCGCCATGCCTTGCCCAGCGAGGATCTTCTTACCCTGCCACTCTGCCATGAGGTCATCGACCAGCATCTTGAGCATGCTTCGAGTGTCATCGTCGTTGTACTCGAACGAATACGCACGAATGATTTCACGAACTGCCCGCTTTGCACGGTTGAACACAAAGCGCTCATTGAGTGCAGCAAATACACCAAGAGCGTCAGCGGTGTTGTTGCCCCACCCCACGACCCCGATGTTCTTGAATGACATAATACCGTTGATGCCATTCGGGTACAGGTAGTTGTACGAGTCTTGATCCAGGTCGTACGCCCGCCTGATGATCCCCTCGATCTTGCCGTCGACAGTGCCCGCAGGAGCTTTGCCGAACGAACGGCTGCGCCACGTACGAGAGATAGTGCCGAGGACGTACCCAGAATTGGGAACATTCACTTCAATACCGTTGACTGCCTTGACCAACCACGGGAACCAACACATCGAGTGCGACGAGTCGATGCCCATTGTGACCGATTTCCAATCAACGATTTGACCAGCAGAGAGGTTCGGGAGCAGCCCATCCTTGAGGTCCCAAATCCACTGCCACTCACCCACTGCCTCAGCAATCGCCTCTGCATCAGAGATGATTTGAGACACTGCCGCGTTGGAGAGCCCCATCTCAGAGAGACCTGGGATGGCTGCGATGTCCAACTCGTCGACCTTCAGCCATGCGTAGAGCCCAGTCTTTGCACTGCTGCTACCCTGGACATCAGCCTGGGCCACTGCCGCTCCGTCGTTGCCCCCTGCGAGGCTCACAGGGCTGGCATCAGCCAACGGTCGCTGGTCAGCCGGAATCGCCGGGAGGGTGCCAAGAACCGTCGCCTCGACCCACGTAAGCGGGACGGAGTTGATCTTGTTCACCACGTAGTTGGCGCCAGCAAGCGCAGACATACGGATGTTTGCATACGTAGTGACGAGACTCATGTTGCTGTCGTAGATAGACAAATTCCATGTCTCGATTTTCACTGTCTCGGTGCCAGCGTAACCACCGCCAGGAACCGTGATGGCACTCTCCAGCACAATGGCTGGGGGAGTGGTGCGCTCCAAGTACTTGACCACACCGCGCTGCACGTCGACACCCTTGGTGATAGAGATCTGATCACCAATAGAGATCTTGTTGATGCTAGCAACGGGGATGCGAGTCTGTGCCCCCGCAGCGAGCGCCCCAGAAACCAGGGGACCTGTGATGTCGTTGTGGCTCACAGAGGTGCGCATGTCGTCGCCCCAAGTGCCCACACTCGATGCGTCCAGTTGAACAGCTCCAATAGTGGAGCTGGCAGCACCAGAGTAGGTACCGATGGCGAGACCAGCAATCTTCGCAAGACCAGTGCCACCAGTGAATTGCACGTTCGCAGCGACGCCTGTCGCCAAAGAAGTCCAGGTAATGGAGTCGTCTGCATTGATGGCGATGGAGGTACCACCACCGAGACCAGCAAGCGCTCCACCCCATTCTCCTGCCCATTCCAGGGCACCTACAGCGAGCACGTCAGCAACGTTGTTGGGGCCAGCGTTCACGAGGGGTGCAGCTGCTACCCAGCCCAAAGCTGCCAGGACGTCTACGTCTCCAGACACAATGGAGCCAGCCGCTCCAGAGCCCTTCTGGTCAGTGACGATCTTGGATTCGCCACCATCGTTGATGACGTATGCTCCAATCAAATTGGCGTTGAGCAGATCGTGCCACAGCGCTTGGGTGTTCTCAGCACCCGTGCATTGAATAGTTTGATTTGCATATCCAGCGATGGCAATAACCACCTCATTGGTAGCGACGCAAGCTGCGTACGTAGCTCCAGGTACCCCAGGACCGACGTACTCTGCAGGAGTAGCAGCGATGGTCAGCGTCGCAGGGCCCATAGCGTCGCTATCCACGTTACCGATGAACGTGTCCCCAGGCGCCAGTGCCACTGGGAACGACGCGGGGTCACTGGTGATGCTACCAACGGTAGCCGGGCCACCGCTTACACCCAGGACTCTCTGTGCCGCAGCTGCGCCAGCGCCAACGAAACGCTGCACATACACGACGCCAGAGCCAACCTGCTTGAAGAACCCTTCGACGCTATCGAAGAGGTAGCAACTACCTGGGTACGTGAAATTATCGGGTCGCCCGCCATAGACTTCCTCGAATTCCCCCATGCTAGCAACAGCATACGGCTCAGTCGGTCCACGATACGCGTAGCCGCTGAAGCCGCAAACAGCATCAGATTGAGCCCCAGTGAAGATCACCGGGCTCGCTCCAACCTTTTTCTCCGTCCAACGAAAGTTGGGACTCTTGTATTCGACCATTGCCCTTTTTCTCCTGTAGCAACCTAGGTAGCTGGTTGTTCTGCGTCTTCGATATCGTATTCGATTCCATCGACTAGGTTCCCATCACGGAGCTTAGCCAATTCCATTATGCGTCCCAAAATAACAGGTTTGGAATACTGCTCTCCGTACCCAAACTTGTCGCCAGTGTTGTCCATATACGATTCGATCTTGTAAAAGAATGCCCTTGAATAATGTGCCTGCTCAGATGGGTCCAGACTCTTCTTCACGTTCTCCCCTCGAAGGTCGAGGTTCTGTGACCAGATCCAGAACATGTCGCACCAGTGCTTGGTGCCGTTCATGAATCCCACCTCAATAGCGCTTCGACCTGGGAACATCTTGGTAAGTAGTTGCGAAGTAATCAGCTCCAATTCAATCTTGCTCTTTGAGAACACCCGAATAGCGTATGTAACGTCCCACGACTCCGGGTGGGGAGAAATCAATTTGTTCTGTCTGCCGCTGGCTACAACCTCACCACTGCTGTTCCTGATCTCTGCTGGGTCAGACTTAGGGTCAAACTCGGAGCCGTAGCTACCGTACGATGATGTTGCAGTTTGATGGTAGAAGTCCTGCAGACTAAATGTCACGCAGGGCCACACGTCCGACCACTTACGATTCTCGATGTTCTCGTCGAACACCGGTACTTGTCTGAACGAGCTAGGGCTGAAGCCCTTCTCGAACATGCGATACGCCATTGGGTCGTTTGAGGTCAGACCGTGGTACGTATCGAATGGTGCCTTCAATTGGGGTATTCTTATTCCCCATGAAGGCTGTAGTTCCCCGTTCATCTTCGGTGGCCCAGGGATGCACCGATTGACAGGGAGATTATCTGGGCCCATCTTCGGGCGCCCCTTATCATCTAGCGGAGCCCCTGTGAGACGCTCGAAGATTGCTAGGTCTAGCTCTAGAAAGAGCATCTCTATTCACCAAACCCTAGCATGTCTTTGAAGAACTTAGCCTTGAGTCGTACATCCCTCCTCTTTACTTGAGCCACACTAATCATGTGGGGACGAGGGGGCATTTTCGGGGTACCATATTCAAGCATTCTGAATTTGTCTGGGTCTGCTCGAACTCCCCATGAGTGCTTCCCAGATGCGGGTACAGCTTCCATACCATCTACATACGCTCTAGTCATGACCAGAACGCGAGGGTCTTGCCCCTTACTCCTCTTGGATTGTAACGTTGACGCTTTGAGACCCGGAGTAATCGACCCAGACAGTATGCGCTCTCGGACTTGCTTTACGGTCTCCTCAGCCAACGCCTTAGCGTACGCCTCCGCAGCATCGTCGTAACGATCGGGTATCTGCGTGACTTTGCGAATGGTCTGTTTCGCCCGCTCAGTCCACTTCAGGATGAAGCCCATTACCTCACCTCGAAAATGTTACGACGGATGTTGATCAAGCTGTTGGGCGATATGACGACAAGGTCTTTCAGACCCTTGTTCAAAAAAGAAGGTACAGTAATTTGAGCCTGCGTGGGAGTAATAACCGTAAAGGCAAGAGTCTTTTCTCCCATCTTCAATTGGTGGCTAGCAGTAATTGGCCCGAAGGTCGAATCGAAGTTGACTAATACCAAATCAGTAGCCACGCCGTGCACAGGAACTACGGTACCAGTCTCAGTGAATCGAGTACGCAGTGACTTAGTCCTGAACTCCGCTACGTTCGAAGCCACAGACTCATCGTTCAGGTCGAATATGTACGCCCTAAAATAGTACGTAGTGTCGGGCTCCAGACTATCAACAACGTAGTTTGTTACCTGGCTGCCGTTGCCACCAATGAATGCAGTAGGTGTGAATTGAGCAGACCCACGGGTGTTGGGCCCCATAGACCTGTACACCAGCTTGCTCGTGGACTGCCTCAGCATCTGCGCGTCCCCATGCGCTGAGTATGTTTGCTCAGCCGCCAGCAGCGCTTCCCGAGTACGCGCAACATCTGGCCTAGAGTCCATCCAAAGCTCAAAGCTGTAATAGTCCAGGTCTCTATTGCGCATCCACCTAACTCGAACGAACGTGTCTTCCACGTCCTCATCATTGGGGTCAAACAACTCTGCTGGACTAGGGGGCAGGTTCTGCGACATAGGAGAGATGAGCCCGGTACGCATGCTCCTACGCATCAGACTACCTAGTACTACGTCACCCTCTCGCATGTCGTTGCGAGGAGACTCCTTCGGAGAGACGATGGCTCGACTGAGGCGCTTCGCATCCTTCTGGTACGCCCTGTCGAAATTGTTCGCCATCTCAAGCAGGTAGAATATCTCCGAATCCATTCCCTTACGTTTGGTTGCGTCGTGGGCTTGGATCCTGCATATATCCGCTGATGCCAAATAGATGACTAAGATTATCTCACCATCGGGTAAGGTATCCATGGTCAGCCCTGGGTTGTGACGCTTGACCGCAAACCCAAGGTACCTCTCCAACTCAGCATCGGAGAAGACGTGGTGTTTCATATCTAGCCCTACGCCAGCAATGTCCATGGGGCCGAAGTGCTCCAAGTCAATTGATGGGTGGGACATGGAGGCGTCTTCGTCCAGGTTCGCCTGGTACCCCTCCATGCGCGACACAGCCTGGTACAGCTTACCAATAGTGTCGTATCTCGCGTCCGATAGGTCGAAGTCGATGCCTCTAGCTTTCGCCCCTGAGCCGCTAGAAATTGTAACAATCAAGTGATTGTTAGTGATCTCTGCGAGGGCACGTTGAACGTTCTCATCGGAGATTGCGAGTCCGAACGCACGTTGTGCGTATTGCTCATCCTTGATTCGTTCTCTCAAGCTGTCAATAATCGAACTCATCTAATTCTCCTGCGAGCCGATAAACAGAAGGGCCATCTCAGAGTGTCCCCCGAGAATGGCCCATCCAGTCTGGTGCCTCCCAGAGACTACGCGACAATACCCTTCTGACGAAGGATGTTTGCCACACGCAGAGGAACCTTCGCCTTCTTTCCAGCAACGAGACTGTACTGCTCGCGGCCGAACCACAGGCGAGAGACCGTCTTCAGAGGACGAACAACAACCTCTCGATTGCCGTCCACCTTCTGCACATCGATGGCTATGGGGGTGTCGTTTGCGCCAACGAGTGCGGACTTCGGTTCGCTGACGTCAGTTCTCTCTGATAGGTCAGCGGCTTCCGCAGCCTTACGAGCAGTCTCTGACTGGAATGCGCCCTTGTTTTCCACTACTTCTTCCATCGGTTCAGCGGACACTGAAACACGTCCGGGGACGTTTTGAGGTTGCTTCGACATAATATCGCTCCTTCAATTCTGCCCACGTCTACGAGATCACAGCTTCCGTAGCAGCGAACAGCATGATGAGTTCGTCAGCAGCGTTGCACCCAGCACCTGCAGCGGTGAGGAGGAGGGTCCGAGTAGCGGGGGTATAGCTGGTGACAACGATGGAACCAGCAGCGATGGGGGACCACACACCACCAGCGCCGCGCCAATGCGACAGCATGATAGGGACGTAGTTGACGTCCAGGTCCTCAGGAAGCGTGATCGTGAAAGTCTCACCAGCCGCAATACCAGCCGCGTTCACAGTAGCTGCGACGTAGCGAATGTTGCTGGCATTGAGGCCAATGTGGTCGATGCCCGACTTAGTCTGATTTGCCATTACAGATATCTCCTATTGCCGCTTGCTACTACGCCGTCTCAATGACGACCGAGTTGTCTGTCTCCAGGAGACCCTCTCCCCAGATGGAGTACCACGCAAGCCCGTGCTCGCGACCGTAGTCCTCTGTACCGTTGTCGCGCAGCTCGACGGGCAGCGACGTAGCATGGCCGTACGCGTACTCACCGAACATGACCGACTGGTAGACGTTGACTTGGTTCGCAGGAACGCCAGCACCGACGCGAAGATTCGCATCGTAGCCAGGATCCACGAAGTCACCAGTGCTTGTATCAACAGCGTTATTCGCGCCATTGGGCATCACCGTAGTGACGATGAATCGGACGTCTTCGTATCGACCGATTTCTCCAGTGTAGATCTGCTGGGAGCCAGCGTACAACGACGCATTGATCCAGTCGTTGTCATCTCGCAGTCCTCGACCCTGGTGGGGGTGCAGGAAGCAGATGTAGTGATCCCCAGCCCACTTGGGGCTGTTGGTCGTTTCGAGGATCTCAACTGCATCCTTGATCGAACGGGTGTCCATGACATCCGCCGCCACAAGCAGATCCCTAGACGCCTTGCCATTTGCGAAGACGGTATTCGTTGCGAGCATGATCGCAGCACGAAGCTGCAGATCAAGCACGACTGCCATGTCCCGACCCAGAAGCAGCGAAGCCGCCGCGAGCTGGTCGAAGAACGCAGTCTGGAGCAGGTACTCGGTAAACCCGATGGCGTTACCGTTCTCCCACACCGTCAGGGACTGTTGCGACATCGACATGCCGCGCGTCTGAAGACGAACACCCTCAGTGAGCCGACCACCACGCTTGATGTTGCCGAACTTGGGCAGCTGAATCGTCCTGCCCGGTTGAACACCAAGCTCAGTCTTCTTCGTACTGAATTGGTCAAACTTCAGAATAGGAAGTGCTGAATACCAAATCTCCGCCGAGAAGACGTCTCGCACGGAGTTGACTTGCTGCGAAAACCCAGCACCGGTCTGGACTGCGCTATTTAGAACGGATCCCATATCTCTGACTCCTTACAGGTTCAAATACTGAAGCCTAAATACACCTGCAGGGAACTCCTACTGTTGTGATCCTGGTGGCCCTACCGGAATCGGAGGACTCGCAGCAAACCTCTGTGCGTGCGCCGTATTCGGTGTCACCCCATGGTACTGCCCATACTGATGAGCCTCTTGGAGGGCTTGCGCCGCCCCAGGATTATCCCCCATCACCGGGTTGTTTCCCTGCAAGGTGCGGTTGATAGCCTCTTGAGCCGCCATACGCGCGGGATCCACCATAGGGGCACCAGCGGGCTGCTGGGGCTGCTGCGGGGGCATCTGCTGCGGGTACTGTGGGTACTGCGGATATTGAGGCTGCGGCACCTGTTGGGGGTACTGTTGAGGCTGCTGCGGATACGACGGATGCTGCGGGGCCTGAGCGGGCCAGGGCTGCATCGGTTGCTGAACCATGCGAGGGTGCTGCGGAGCCGCAATCGGGTTCCCATGAGGCTGCACCGCTCCACCAGGGAGCTGTTGCTGCTGCATGTAGGGCATGGGCTGCTGCACCTGTTGCGCTGGAGACCACGAACGAGGGAAGTTCCCCACAGTGGTAGACTGCGGGTTACCCATCCGCTGGATTTGCGCCAATAGATGGGCTCTTGTTTCGCCACCATAGATACCGGACCTGATAGCGTGCTCATTCGTAAGAGCTGAGATGTCAGGTGCGGTGGGCGGTCCTTGCTCGGTCACAGGAGCAGGATTGACAACTTGTGGCATCCCCGCCCCTGGTTGGAATTGCTGTTGTGGTACATACGCAGGATTCTGCGGAGGCTGAGGAGCATATTGCGTGGGAACGAATTGCTGCTGGTGCCTCTGAGCCATCTCTGCCGCGAGCTGTTCCCGAATTCTGTCTTCGATACGTCTGTACTCAGCAGCAGAGAGTTCGATTGCTCGATCAATCTCCTCTTCGCTACTTCCTACAACCATCTCCAACACAATTCCACGCCCGTTATCTCTAGCACCACGAATGGCCCGCTCTCTGTACGCCAGAACCTGGGCAGCCCGAGCGCGCTGCTCTGCCTGGATACGTGCGGTATTCGCCTCGTCAGTGAGGCGCCTATTCTGTGCTTCCAATTGAGCGAGACGCTCTTTGTATGCCTCGTCTGGGGGCAGCTTCGCGAGCTTCTGCTCCTGCAGTTCCTGCTCCAAAGCCGCTGTGCGAGTACGCAAGTCGTGATTCGACTGCTTCTCTCGCTCAATCTGAGAGTAGAGCTTTTTCTTTTCTTCCTGACGGACTTTCTCCATCATGGAAGTAATTGACTCTTCGGGTTTCGCGTCGTTGGATTTGACTTGCGCTGCGTCTGCACCAGCGGGAACGCCGCCAGTACCTTCAGAATTGGTATTTGAGATTGTCATATTAGTCTCCTAGAGATATGAGTCCAAAGATAGGAGAGCTAGATCTTGCCGGTGTTCCGCTGACTCGCGGTCACGATGGGCATCGACTTCGCCCCTGCGATAGAGGGAGAACGCTCCGGGCCGCGATTACGCGTGTTGGAGATGTTCGGACGCTCATTGAGTTGAGCCGAGTAGATGGACCCAGCACCAGGAGTCTCGCCCTGGCTGGTGTGCCCGCCCGGAGGGGTCGGGTACTTGCCCTTGATGGTGGCACTCAGGGAGTGTGAGGACGAGTTGCCCACACCCAGGTTCTGGTAGTTGCCGCTTCCGGCCTTGCTCGTATTCATTCAATTGCTCCTTCAGTATTCAAAAAACCGTGAGCCGTGTTTCGCCCGCATGTGGCGTCGAAACCCAGTAGCGCTCTTTGCGCAGAACGGACAAACCGGACACTTGAAACCCGACACGACTGTACCGTTCTCGCGTCCCTTTACGTTCACTACCCTGCCAGAATAGCTGCCAGGGTATTTGATGGTCTTTGGATCTGAAGGTAGTTCAGGTGAGTAATTGGCTGGAGCTTTTGACCCACCTTCGAAATGAATCGGATCGCCGT